ACCTCTTCAAAAGTTCAATAAAATCACTGACGAAGTTAATGAGGTTCTAAGTTCCCTCAATGCCGTTAATAAAGAACGTCCTCAAATGTATGATTCATTGATGCTGGCCTATGAGCTTACGGATGGAAAAGTCCGCACTGTTCAGCAACTCAATGAGTACATACGTAATAGCAGTGGCACGCTGAGCAAAGCACTTCTGGATGCGAACCCTCAACAACAATCCCTTGTTATGCAGGGTGTATGGGCAAATATCTATAACTCTGTGTTGTCTGCTGTCTCTACACCTTTAAAAGCAGGTGCTAGTAACGCAGTCCTACTCGTAGAACGTCCTCTTTCAACCTTTGTAGGTGCACTAAGTCAGGGTGATACGGCGACAATACGACGCGGTTTGTATCAATACCAAGCTATTGGTGAGACCTTTGCTCAGGCAGGTAAGTACATGGGACAAGTGTTCCGTCGTGCTTCCCAAAACCCTGACCAGGTGGAGTGGCTTTACAAAAGTGACTTCCAACGTAAGAACGATGATGCCTTGGAGTTGTACAAAACCTTTGCTGATGGTGCCGAAAAGAACGGTGAGCTTGGTCCAAAGGCGATGTATCACCACATTGAGGCATTGAATGACTTAGCTAATCATCCAGTTCTTAAGTTCGGTATGAACAGCATGGCTGCATTTGACGGATTTACTAACTCTGTTATTGCCAACATTGAAGCCCGTGGCATGGCCTTTGATCGTGTCACATTGAACGGTACTAAGGCTTTTGACGAAGCTGGTGCACAGGCTATCCGTAAGGATGTGTATGGAAAGATGTTTGATAAGACAGGCAAGGTAACTGATGAGGCTGTACGTATGGCCTCCAGTGAGATTGCAATGAATATGGAATCAGAGGCTATTAATACCTTAAGTAACCTCTTGGCTCGTGCTCCAGGTCTGAAGCCGTTCTTGATGTTCCCCAAGACATCTTTGAATGTGATGCGGTTTACCGATACTCATAGTCCGTTCAGCTTGTTTGTTCGTGACTATAACAACATTGCGTATAAACCTCGTCGTTCTTTTACTGAAGCTGAGATTGATACGATCCTAAAGAATAAGAAGATCCCTGTCGATGAATTTAAGCATCAACGTTTTGACACGCTTCGTGCAGAGATTCGTGGGCGTAAGGCTATCGGCACCCTGGCGGTGCTTGCTGCTGGAACCATGTTTGTCAATGGACGTATTCGTGGATCAGGTCACTTCGACACTCAAACAAACTCTGTTCGCCGTGAAGCTAACTGGAAACCTCTTACCTACATGGGTAACGACGGTAACTGGTACAGCTACGAAAACTTAGGTGCAATCACTGACTGGTTGTCTGTCACTGCTGATGTCATGGATAACTTCGGTTCCCTTGATGAAGGTGATCTTGAGACTACCTTTAACCGCCTTGGCTTCTTGCTGAGTGCACACTTGACCAACAAGTCGTTCATGTCTGGCCTTGAGCCCTTGTTCGACATTACCTCTGGCAATGCTGCTCAGGGTTCACGTTGGGTTGCAAGTTTCGGTAGCTCTGCTGTTCCTCTTTCTGGTTTACGGAATGAGATGGCACGTGTCATGCACCCTGAACTACGTGTTGTTGAGCAAGATGTTTACCACCTAATTGCTAACCGTAATCCTATTGCTAAGGGTGATTTGGCAGTTCAATACAGTTGGATCACAGGTAAAAAGGTCAACGAACCTTCTAGCTTCTTCCATCGTATTTGGAATGCCATGAGTCCTTGGAAGGCATACGGCGGTCAGACAGATCAAGAGAAGTTCCTTGTTGATATTGAGTTTGATTCTCGTCCGTCAATGATGACTAATGGTCGTGGTGTTGAGTACACACCTGCACAACGTGCAGAACTGTATGAACTCATGGGTACACAAGGTCGATTTGCAAGTGACTTGACTCAAATCATGAATGAAAGTAAGAATTTCGTTAAGTCATATCGTGAAGCACAAGCTTCTACAGGTACATATATTGATCACCGTCGGTGGCAAAACATCCACAATCGAATCAACACTGCGTTGATGCGTGCACGTAGACAAGCAGAAGCCGCTATGACTGATGCAGAAGAAGTGCGTATGCAACAAACGCGACAACAGATGATTGAGGAATCTACTGAACGTGGTGATACGACTCTAGTTAATCAAGTACTGGGTATTTACAAGTAATGGCAACTACACTAACAACTGAACATTCTTATACAGGTAATGGCTCCACTACTAATTACTCTGTCACATTTACATATTTAAAAGAAGCAGATGTCAAGGTAACACTTGATCATGTTGCTACAACTGCATACACGTTTGCTAACGCTTCAACCATTTCATTTACTACTGCTCCTGCTAATGGAGTAGCCATTCGTATCTTCCGTGATACTGATGTAGATGCAGCCCGATTTGTCTTTTCTTCGGGCTCTGCCCTTAAGGCTGGTGAGCTAAATGAAAACCTAGATCAGCTTCTGTATGCTGATCAAGAAAAGGCTAGCACTGACAACATTGCTGACGAAGCTGTTACTACAGCTAAGCTTCGTGATGATGCTGTAACTACTGCAAAGCTTGCAAACCTTGCAGTTGCTACTGCTCAGTTAGCAGATAGCAGTGTTACAACCGCAAAGATTGCCGATAGCAGTGTTACAACAGCAAAGATTGCTGACTCTAGTATCGTTTCTGCAAAGTATGCAAACGAGTCAGTAGGCTCTGCTGCTCTTGCAGCCTCTAGTGTTACTGAAGCAAAGCTAGCATCTAACAGTGTTACTACAGCTAAGATTGCTGATAATGCAGTGACCCTAGCAAAACTCAATTCAGGAGCCTTACCTACTGATATTACTGTTGCTTCTGCAAACATTGTTGACGGTACTATTGCTACTGATGATATTGCAAATGATGCAGTTACTAACGCAAAGATTGCAACTGATGCTGTTAATGCTGACTCAGTACAAGATGGCACTCTTAGCTCTGCAAAACTAACAGCAGCTACTGTTGTAACCAATACAGAGCAAGCTGCATCTACTCCTAACGACACATCCTTCTTTACAACTTCCGCAAGTGACGGTCGTTATTTTCGTCAAGATAGTACTGAAACAATTACTTCTGGTGTTACATGGACAAGTGATAACGCGAGGGTTGCAACTACAGGTGCTATTGATGCACGCATTGTGGACCTTGTTGAAGAGGTTGGTGGATTCGTTCCTATTGCTAACGAAACAAGTTTCCCGGCTGCTAACCCTGACGTTAATAACGGTGCAGGTACTATTGTCAGCGTTTCGGCTATTGGTGCATCTCGTACTCCTAGCTCGGGCACAGTCACGATTACCGACGGCGCAGGAACAGGAAACACAGTAACTATTACTGGTGTCGGTTCTCAGGTACTGACTGCTGGTTTTGGTGTGTTGCTTGAAACTACAAGTACACTCCATACTTATACGTTCCATCGTCTTACTCCCCCTGCAACTAACGTCAACACAGTTGCAACTAATATCGCTGATGTCAATACTGTTGCGGGTAACAATGCCAACGTTACAACCGTTGCTGGTATCAGTTCTAACGTAACTACCGTTGCTACTAATAATGCTAATGTTACGGCAGTTGGCAATGACATAGCTAACGTAAATACTGCTGCTGGTAGTATTGCCAATATCAATACTGTTGCTAGCGATCTTAACGAAGCTACTTCTGAGATTGACACAGTTGCAACCAACATTGCAAATGTAAATACTGTTGGTACTGACATTACTAACGTCAATACTGTTGCTACAAACATTAATAGTGTCAACAGTTTTTCTGACGTATATCGAATTGCATCTTCTGATCCAACAACTAATCTCAATACTGGTGACCTAGTATTTAATACTACTAACAACGCACTACGTGTCTACAACGGCACTAGTTGGCAAGATGGTGCAACTGCGGCTGGTAACTTCATGTCGAAGACCGGTGATGCAATGACCGGTAATCTCAACATGCAGACTAACAAGGTTGAAAACCTTGCAGATGCTACTGCTAGTGGAGATGCTGTTAGTAAGTCCTTTATGGATACTGCTATTGACACAGCATTGACCACAGATGTCATTGGTGGTCAAAGCATTACTGTTACTGACAACAGTCCTGGTAGTGGTCAAATCTCTGTAGCTGTTACTGGTGGTTCTATTGGACCTACACAACTAGCTAGCACTGCTGTTACTGCTGGTACATATGG